CTCAGAGATCTGCCGAAAGAGAAACGGTCCTTTGAGCATGACTACCACATTGTGGATTGGCATGGAAATGACCATTATGGAACCTGTTGGCAAAGTCGTTGGTGTTATCAGCGCGAGCTGGTCCCGCCCACAGAACTTGCCTTCATCATCGAAAACGGCGTCCTTTACTCCCCGCTGTTGCTGAACACCGACAGCAGCTTTACCATCATCAAGGCGGCTATGAATATTGCGCTGGAGATGCTGGGACGTTGTGAAGTCTGGACTGCCGAACGCGCTCCCGCGGTGCCGCCCGTCAAGCAAACGGAGGTCCCTTGGGAGATCCTCCGTCCGGGAACCAGCCTTCAAAGTGACTGGGAAGCGTATATCGACAAGATCGTAGAGCGCAAACCCAAAGGACAGCAGACTGTTATCCGCCAGCGTCACGAACATCTGTGGCACATGGATCCCGACTTCTGCGTCCTTGGCTCTCAAAACTTCTGGGGCTATGTGGTCTACGGCTTTACGGCGCCGAGCCTGTACGTCTTTGAATGCAACGAGGTCAACAATGCCACCTATGTCTTCAACGGAGATTGGAAGTCGGCATCTCAGCTCACCAAAACAGAGGTGCTCTCCGGTCACGTTCAGGAGGCAAGGATCTACCATACCGAGAAGTGGTATGAGCGCACAGGCAAATTGATCTCCCGCGCTGGCAAGCGGGTTGCATGATGGGAGGGCACAGCCTGTGATCGAGCAGCCCTCTGGCGGCTGACAGGTCAAACGATCAAGCAGCCAACGAAGCCTTTACGCAGGCCGGGACCCGTTCCATTTCCCTGATGCATTTGCCCGGCCAGAACGCCGAAGTCATGGTTCTTGGCCGCAGCGGCACACGCCGTGCAAAGACTCCTGCGGCATGGATCCATTTTCTCATCCGAAAATAAAATCAGGCAGCGACATCATGGCTGGTACACATGGTGTCGCTGCTTTTTCATGCTGTTTGGATACAATAGATTGTGGCCCACCATGTCAAATAGAGGCTGCAAAGACGCCCCTTCATGAACTGTGATCGCACACCAAAACCGGACAAATAGGACAGGTTTTCTAAAATATTGTATCAGTAGAACGGATTTTTCTCAATCGCTGCGGCCGTCCGCAAAACCTCTTCGAGCGGCATGCCGGTACATGTGCTCACATCTTTTGCAGTCACGAGATCCTGACAATCCGTGAGGAAACCGCAGCAGAATTTTTCGAAGTCGGAATGGCTGCTGCATTCCTTATGCTTCACTTCCATCAGGTACAACATACCGGCTCGCTTGGCCCGATGCCACTTCTCGGCATCGTCGCAGCGCCCAATAATCCAGCGGTACAGGTCGGAGCCGCCAACGCCATCGTAACGGCCATCCGTGATGCCGGCTGCTTCATGAGAATACATGATGCCGGTCACAGTCTCAATATTGTGTTCCACCCCGTACTGGAAAATACGGATATCTTCCGCCCCGATGGCGTCGGCGTCAATGCCGGCATCAGGCAGCCTTAGCAGCGTACACGCATACGCACACAATACATTCGACTCATACAGCGTGTGCCAACCAATCGGGCACGGAATATCGATTTCCCCTGCTATTACGGCACGGGCTTTTTCTGTCATTTCTTTACGATAGTACATAACCGTTTCCTTCTTCATGTAAGGATATCCCCCCGGAACTCCTGCGTTATCTCCTCTGCGGATATACGGCGTTGGCCATACACCAGGCGGCCCTCCTGCTGTAATAGGTTCTCCGGCTCATCCCCAGTTCGCTGGCAGCAGCAGCGGCGGAGATCTCGCCTGCCATCTGGCGCCGCACCACGTCACGGAGCAGCTCCTCGTCAGCCTCGATGCGGGGGCGGCCCTCGGTGTATTCCGGGTCCGTCTCGCGCCGTGCAGCCTTGCCGGACTGGGTACGTTCCACGATCATGTCGCGCTCGTACTCCGCAAACGCCAGCATGACCGTAACCATCATCTTCCCCATGGGCGTGTTATCCGCGATGCCCATGTTCAGCACGTTCACGCGGATACCGCGCTCCACGAGGTCTCTGACAATTTCGGTGCCCTCCGTGGCGGTACGGGCAAATCGATCCAGCTTGCACACAACGAACTCATCATCTGGCTCCAGCGCAGCCATGCACGCGTCGAACTGCGGCCGGTGCATCTTCGTTCCGGTGTACGCGTCGAGGTAGATATCCTCCTCGGCAACACCGGCAGCCATGAGCAACTTCTTCTGTTCCGCGAGGCTCGTGCCGTTGCGGGCCTGTCCGGCCGTACTCACGCGCCCATAACCCACTCTCTTCATTCGTCCTCATCCTTTTCGTCATCCGGAACCGGATTGCTGGGGTCCACATAATCCAACACGAACTCTTCCGGATTCCGTGCTCTCTTGCTGGGAGACCGCTTCGGCCGGAGTACAATCTCATAACCAACTATATCAGCAATTTCGCAGAGTGTGTCAGTCCTGATAGCAGGCCGCATCAGTGCAGCCGAAAGAAAACTCTGGTCTCGCCCCATATGAACGGAAACCGTTTTCGAATTCGTTCCGCAGGTCTTAAATAAATCGTGCATGAGCGCCTTTAGCCGCATAATGTTACCTCTTAATATTTTTTAAGTTTATTATACTAACAATTGTTAGTTCCGTCAAGCGGCAATGACATGATGGCAAAATGACGGCCATTTCCTTAATATACACGGTTGGCGCTCCGCAATTTTTCCTTCTTGTACCCCTCCACCGCCCCCAATGTTAAAAATCCAGCCGAAAAATGACGCTCTGGGCAGTTCAAAGCTGCCCGATTTTCTGGCAGGCAAAAACGCTAACAATTGTTCAATCTTTTTGGCGGAAGCACTAACAGTTGTTAGGCTATCCCGCACTGTGCAAAATGTTTTGAGTTTCTGCACACCTGCGCAGTCTGGCAGCCTTTTCAGAACTGAACGCAGCAGCAGAGCTATTATATGATGTATGCTCAGTTCTGAGCGTGAAGCCATGCCGCCGATCTTTCCATAAACGCCAGCCGCCGCTATCGCCGCTCAAACGCTCTAAAACGCCCGTTGTAGGCGCTTCTGCTGGCTGCTGGGGGTTCGTTCCCCCTGTGTGTTTTCGTCCGCTATCAAATTCGCTTTATTGCCCTTAACAACGGCATAGACACCGCCACCAGCCACATGAACACCACCTCAGTCAATGTCCGGGGTACCCTGAATGTGAACCGGGAGCAGGGGAAATGTACTGGCTCCTTTGCCGCTTACGGCTATCTGAAAGACCCGGCAGACCACCACAGGCTGTCGAGTTCATTCAACTCAATTCCGAGACGATTCTCTCTGCGTGAATCTTTTGAGATAGGCACTTATTCGTTGAAATGTTATTGGATAAATCCAGGAACATTTCAATGGGCTTCTTGATTTCCTTTCAAAATGATGTATAATGTTCATTGAAAAGTAGTAAGATAATACCAGAAAGTTTTCAACAGAGGTTGGGCTATGGAAATAAAACGAGATCGCTATTTGAAGAAAATCATTTCCTTTATGTGGGATGGTCAAGTGAAGGTCATCACAGGCATTCGCCGCTGCGGCAAGTCCTATCTGCTGCACACATTGTTCAAGAATTACCTTCTCGGCGCAGGGGTGGCCGAGGACCATATTCTATCCTTCGAGTTAGACTTAACAAAGGATATTCGCTACCGCAATCCGTTGGAGCTTGCGGCTCATGTCCGCGAGATCGTAGAACACAGCGCAGACCAATATTATCTCTTTGTAGACGAGATCCAGATGTCCGACGAGGTACCGAATCCTTACAATCCGGACGGGAAGAAGATTACCTTCTACGACGCCCTCAACGATTTGAAGTCCTTGTCCAACTTAGACATTTATGTGACCGGCAGCAACTCCAAAATGCTGTCCTCGGACATCCTGACGGAGTTCCGGGGGCGCAGCGATGAGATCCGTGTGCATCCGCTTTCCTTTGCCGAATTCTATTCCGCTGTTGGCGGTGACAAGCAGGACGCTTTTGATGAGTTTGCTTTCTACGGCGGTATGCCGCTGATCCTCTCCCGCCCCAACGACGCCGCGAAGATGGCTTATCTGAAATCTCTCTTTTCCGAGGTCTATCTGAAGGACATTGTAGAGCGGAAGAAGATCAAGCGGGAGGATGTGCTGTCCGCGATTCTTGATCTGCTGTGTTCGTCCATCGGCTCTCTGACCAATCCGACGAAGGTTGCAGCCGCCATCAACACCGTGCAGAAGCGCAGCGGTGAGAATGTCGTTGCCCTGAACACCGTGAAAGCCTATATGGATCACTTATCGGATTCCTTCCTCTTTACCGAATGCAAACGCTGGGACGTGAAGGGCAAAAGCTATTTTGATTACCCCAACAAGTATTACTGTGAGGACATTGGGCTGAGAAACGCCCGTATCGGCTTCCGCCAGCAGGAGATGACCCACATCATGGAGAACATCATTTTTAATGAGTTACTGATCCGTGAATGCGCCGTGGACATCGGCATCGTCTACGGAAATGAGAAAAATGCCAAAGGCAAAGTCACACCGGTCGCGCGGGAAATTGACTTCATTGCAGCCTCCGGCGGGAAAAAGACCTACATTCAGTCCGCCTACGCGCTGGGAACAGAGGAAAAGGCCATCACCGAGAATAAGCCCTTCGCGCTGACCGGCGATTCTTTCCCGAAGATCATTGTGCGTCACGATATCCGCAAACGTTGGTATGACGACAGCGGCATTCTCAATATCGGCGTCATCGACTTCCTGCTGGACGATTCACTCGTCTAATTTCTTCTAAAAGCAAATATGAAAACGCATTGAGGCGGATCTCCTTGGTTGGGGTCCGCCTCAATGCCATCACCGGAGAAATTTTATGGTACACCCTTGACTTTTTCCCCCTCTCCCGGCAGCTCCGCGCGCGGCATCTTGGGAAAGAGGGTGGGGAAACGCGTGCCGGGCCGCACGATGATGCGGAATCCGGTGGGGGCTGCGCCGGTGCCGGCGTCCTGCCACCCGTCGGGGATGGCAGGCAGAACGGGCGTCCAGCCGAGGCTGGGGGTGGTACGCGAGACGGTGCCCCAGGGGGTGCTGCAAATATATCCGACAATATTTTCCATAGGAATCCTCCTCTCTCCCAGACCGGACAACTCTCAGGGAGATCTCGTATTTCCCGGAGCCGGGGCTCCGGGCTCTTATTTTATTGCTCCTGCGGCGGCTGCCAAACCGCTTCCATCATCCACGTTCCCGGCCCCCATACGTTCGGAATAACCCGGATTCCGTCTCCGTGCCACATGGCAATCAGAGCGGAGTCTCTGGAGAAGTACAGCTTGCCCTCCGGCTCGAACCGCTCGGCCCACTCCGGCGGTACGCGGTCCGGCGTCCACTCCTCAGGCGGCATGGCCCCCGGAGCGTACCGCTCCATCCATGCTGCGTACACGTCACGGAACTCCGAGGAGCTCTGCGGAATGCAGCCGTCCAGAATCTCTGCTATGAGGCTCGGCGCGATGTTGCACACCTGCGGTCCCTCGCCGGGCACGATGCCGTAAATACGCATTTCAATCGCCCCCATCAGAACAGCATCTCCTCTCTCACAATCTCCGGGTGATATGTGACGTTCTCGTTTATCCACGTCGTCACTTCGTCCTTGTTCATACGCTCCACGCAGTACTTGTACGACGCGACGGCCACGTACGATATAGAGCTTGCTATCTCGATGAACGTCGGGTATCACTCTCATCGAATGCAGCGCAGTCCATAGTGCAGTACTGCACATACGGCAGGTCGTTTATGCCCATGGAGATCACCTCGTCCTGCGTGTGCCAGCTGCCGATGCATCGGGCCATGTGGTTGATCGTGGCCGGTATCGTGCGGGACAGTTTTGTGGTAGCAGCCCGGCAATGCGCAGCCACGAAGTCGTCGAGGCCAAAATGTGCTGCAGCAGCGCGCCCAACGACGGCAGGGGTAGTGCCGTCAACCTGCGTTCCGCCGTCGAACGGGTACTTCGCCCACTTCAGGCGCCCGCCCTCGCGGTTTTCTGCTTTTTCATTGGATTGCTCCTTTCGTTTTCCGGCGCGTGGGCAAAAAAAGAGGGCGGCACCATAGCTACCCTCACCCACGCATTGTGGATGGGATATAACTACGATGCCGCCCTCTGTTGTGTCAGTGGGGGTAATCGTGCCGGCCCTGCTCCGGGTCTCCTGCCTCGCCCAACTACGCTATCCTCTTAGTCGAGGCTTCGGGTAGTCGGCGCGCTGTCCTGGCGGTGTGCATTTGCCTTGGGCCCCGGTTTCCGCCGGTGGACTGGCCCTCTTGCTTTGTTACACTCAGTATAGCGTATTTTCGAGTGTTTGCCAAGCGTTTTTGACAAAGATTTTTATATTTTTTGTATCATTCCAATAACGGAACAATCGTTGTGTAACATTATGGGAGAACAATACCGACGATATTGTGATACTTAGGCAACGTGTCAGTGTAGCGGCTGTCGTAGCTGTTGGCGCGGTTGTCCCCCAGTATATATATCTCATCATCCACCAAGTTCCACGTGCCGGGAGGCTGCGTCTCAGGCCCTTCCAGCACACCGTCCGGCGTCTCCACGATGCCGTCATGGATGTACACCACATCGCCGGGGAGCCCCACGAGCCGCTTGCAATATACCCGCCAGCCGTCGCGGTACAGGACAATATCTCCGCGTTCCGGTTCCGGGGCAAACGGCCATCGGACGCAGCTGTATATATGCCACGTCTTGATCGTCGGCTCCATGCTGCCGGTGGGCGTGTAGGTTAGATTCCAGCCCACGGCCAGCATCAGCAGCATCACGATAGGCAGCCAGTGGCGTCTGATGGCCTTAAACATTGTCAATGAACAGCTTACGGGCCTTGCCGAGCGTAATATACTCCCGCATGGTGTCCGCGATGTTGTCCGCCTGGATATCGGTCAGTTTGTCGACGTTGTCCGTAATATAGTCACGCGGGTTCCATTCCCCATCCTGCGGGAGAGCGCTGTCTACACGCAGCAGCTCATCGGCGGTGACTCCGAGGGCCCGTGAGATGCGCACGATATTCCGGGGACTGGGCGACGATACGCCCTGCACGTATTTGTTGATGCCCGAACGGGCGATGCCGAGCTTCTGCGCAATGGCAGCCTGCGTGGTTCCGCGCTCGTTGATAAGACGCTGCAGGTTGCGGCCGATGACCTCGGCGTAATCGTAATCCTCTTGGGGCAAGTTGCTCATGTCCTATCTCCTCTCAGATAGCGTTCAAACGCATTGTATCATCGCGTCAGGCAGCCGTCAAGCGCAGCCGGGTGTTGGTAGTACGCCTCCCCAGTGTGCTTGCAGACAAGGGTGGCCAGCGTCAGCGATCCATGCGGCTGTAGGCAGCAAGCAGCTCCTCTGGTGTAGGCTCTGCGGGCGGCAGTTCGGGAAGGCTGGGTAGGCTCCTCGTCGGATCCCTGCGGGGTCCCGAAGCATCAGGCAGAAGACCTGCAGAAGCGTGGGCTCCGTGCAAGGATTGCTGCGCAAAGGAGCCTCCCGGCGCATAAAATTGGCTGCGGTGTCCACAAATAAAGCGCATGGGAAAACTGGATTTTTGCAAAATGTGTTGGTACACCAAAAACCAATACCGCAGATTCCAAAAGACAGGAAACCATGAGAAAAGCCGCCAAATGGCGGCTTTTCAGTCTTTCGGCCGGGGTGGTTTCTTATATACGAGGTCTTGATCTCCCTTTTCCGCGTACAGCCGCCCCCGGCGGCGCTTCGCCTTCCACCGTCGGCCCAGTCGGTTTCCGTGTGCTTTGCCCCCGAAAACCGGGGGCGCAACGGGTCGAAAAAATCTTTTCTCCCCGTTGCCCTTATTTTCAGAACTTGTAAAAGTTCTGAAAATATTTGATTTCAATGGTGCAGGAAACCTCTCTTGGGTTTCCCGCACACACCCTTCCCTACCGTCGCGCAAATCTCCCCCGGCGGCGCTTCGCCTGTTTCCCCTCGTCTCTTACCCCCAGACCTCCATCATCACGCCGCCGGTGACCGCCTCCCAGCGCTGCGCCGTCAAGTCCGCCGTGGGCAGCACCGTCACCGACAGGTGGGCCGGTTTCAGCCGCTCCACCGCCCGTTTCAGGGCCGGAATGTCCGCCGGAACACGGCCCTCGCCCACCGCCAGCGCCGTGACGCTCCAATGGGCGAAGTCCTCCTCCACCTCTCCCCTGTCGCCGCCGCCCAGCGTGACGCACAGCTCCTTCAAAAAGGCGGGGGTCAGGGTGCGCCCCCCGGCCATGGCGGCCCGGACGGCGGCACGGCGATCCTCCAACGCTGCCCCCTCCCGGACGGGCAGGCCGTAGTCCCGCTCCCACAGGGTCAGCCCTCCGGTGGCGGTCTCCACGCACACCTGACCGTTCTTCTCCGCCACGGCCTCCGCCATGGCGTTCTCCCCCTGTTCCAGCGCCGCCAGCGTCTCCCGGACGGGGGAAAGCTCCGTCAAAAACTCCGGCAGTCTCATGTCCTCACCTCCGTCAGCGTCAGCGTGCCCACCACAGGCACAGCGCCCTCCGCCAGCGTCAGGCTGTCGCCGCTGCCGTTCATGGTGAAGCCGGACACATCCGCCACGCCCGCGCAGTCCAGCAGCAGACGCAGGGCCTTGCCGTGGCTGACCACCCGCGTCCGCAGGGCGTTGTCCCGGAAAAAGGCGGTCAAGCCCTGAGAAAAGGCGGTTTTCACGCCCTCCAGGCTGCCGCCGTCCATCAGCGTCACAGACGCCGCCACGTTCACCGCCGTCTCAGCGGCGGCGATCACTTTCGCGTCCGCGCCCACGGGCCGCTCCCGGTCCACGATGGCCTGCGCCTCCCGGATGGCGGCCTCGCCGGGGGCTTTCCCCTCCCGGCCCACCGCCACGATGTCCACGGTGCCGTTTCCTCTTGCCAAAGGCAGCACCTTCACCCGCAGGATGTCCGCCACCTGTCCGCACCACGCGGCGTAGTGGTCGGCGTTGCCGGAGGCGGGCGTTGCGGCCAGTGCCGCCAGCGTCCGGGCGCGCAGTTCTTCGTCCGTCTCCCCCTCCTTGCGGACACACCCCCGGTCAGCGCACACGGCGGTGAGCCACTCCCCCACAGCGGAGGACACAAAGGCCCGCCGTTCCAGGCCGTCGATCTCCATGCTCCAAAGCTGCGCCATCCCGTCGGCGCAGGCCCGGAGCACGTCTCCGGCAAAGGTGCCCTCGGCGGCGCTGCCGGGGCCGGTGTAGGCGGCTGTCAGCAGCCGCAGCATTTCTTCCTTGGTCATCTGATCGAAACCTCCGTTTTCTGGGTAAACTCCTCATAGACGGTGTGCACGGTGAACCGGGCCTCCACCCGGCTCCCCTTCTTCGAGAAGGAGAACCCGTCCACCTCCCGGATATAGGGACACGCCAGCAGCGCGTCCCGCACATACTGCCGCACCTGACTTTCCAGAATGCCCTGATCCACGCAGCCCCCCAGCAGCAGCGTCAGCTCGTTGCCGTAGTCCGCCGACCACGCGGTATAGCGGAACCGCTGGCTTTCCGGCCGCAGCGCCCGTGCCGCCCAAATTTTCAGCGCCTCGTCCCCGCTGACCAGATACGGCTCTCCCCGGCGCAGGGCAAAGCTCTTGTTCTCCCAGTCCACGGCCCACTCCCGGAACAGCGGCAGCGCCGCCTCCGGCGCGGTGTCGGGGGCCGTGCCCCAGTCGGGAAAAATCACGCGCCCCCACCTCCCACAAAGCCGAGGATCCAAAAGCCCTCCTCGCAGGACAGCAGCGCCAGCTCTCTGCCGATGTCCTCCTTGCAGAATACCGTTCCTTGGAGATAAAACAGCCCCTCGGTCAGCGCCGTCCCCCGGACGGTAACGGTCA